CTTTAGATTTTTTTCCTATATTATATTTGGTTTGTAGATCCCAATCATTTTTGTCTTTAAATGCAATAACTTTTATCTGCGATAACGGTGCCAAATCTCTAAAACTATTAGGATCTACGATATCTACAAGTTCCCAATCAACTAATAATTTAGCAATAGAATTTCGTCTCTGCAAATCATTATCAGTTAGTTCAGCAACCTTACCATCTAAAGCAAAAAGTTCTTTAAAATGTACAATAAAATACCTACCTTGTTTATGTAGTATATGGCAAGATTGATACAGTACTCTATCTTTTCTAGAAGCTACGCCAATACGAGTGAGTGTTTCTCTAACCTTTAGAAAATCATCGGGCTTCTTTAATGCAATTTCCAGTGGCTTGTAGCCAGGGAAATCTATCTTGAAAAATTCTTCAGCCATCTCTTCCACCTTTTATTAATCTTTTTCTTAAATCATCTAGTTGAGTCTGACTTAGTAGTGGGAGTACTTGGCGTGCTTTTTCTGTGCTATATCCATAGTATTCCTTGATTACTTCTATCGCCTCAATCTTCTCAGGCTTGATCCATTTATTGAATCTTTTCCTTGCCCTAATAGTATTTATTAGAAAAGAAAACTGTAGCTTCTTTTCCAAATGAGGTCTAGAATTCATCTCATTCGCAGGAATAACTGTGTCATGGCCATATGATAACCCTTTATTAATTATAAAGGAATTATATTGTTTTTCAGACCATTCGTCAACAATCAAGTTTTCCTTAGTATAATGTATGGCATTTATAAAGTCAAAAGGGGTTATACCGGGTGCTTTATACGGTTCTTCGTTAATAGATAATTTAGGTGTTTCATCAAATAAAGTCATATAACTAAGCAAATTTTAAATTTTCAAAGAAGTTACTATATAATTCATAAATAGTACTATGTGGTTTTTCCCAGAAATGTCTATACTTAATACTATCTTTCCACAGAAATATAGATTCAGAAGTCTCAGGTGTATGAGAATAAGATACATTTACATGTTCTATATGATTCATCTTTGGAACCAAAACTAATTCAGAACTTTCATTAAGAAAAAATATCCAATGGTGATGATCGTATCCTTTAGATTTTTGACCTCTATCACCAGGACCCATTTCTCTTAATAGAGAGGGCGTAGAAATAATACCAGCCTTAGATATTTTCGGAAGCATATCTAATACCATCTGCGGATAATGTAAATCCTCAATCGTATGAGTACTAATGCTAAGATCAAATTTACCATTAACCTCAACGTATTCCATTAAAGAATTCCAATTGGATTCTCTTTGAACATCAAATGTATAATGATTTTTACTTTGAGAATTAGGTTTAATATCTACAGTAACATCTGCAATATCTTTAGTCCATGAATTAGCAGATGCTCCGATATCTATTACTGTAAATTTGGATTGGCTCTTTTTTTCAGTAACATAATTAATAATTTCAGCATCTTTACCGTGTATTGAACTAAGTAAAGTTCTTGTGCCTGTAATATCAGAATTAAAATATGAGGTAATTAGATCAGACATCACGCCCTACCACATAATTTTCTGCATAATTATCTGCATCCACTTCACTTGAAAAGTAATATACCTTAGTTATTTTATCCTCAGTATAAAGATCAAGTTTAAAACTACCATAATTCATTTGAATTACATGTGCTTTTCTGTCAGAGAAAGAATTTTCTCCGAAGTATTCTGAAAGCAGTCTTGGGGTAAAAGGAAATTCTGGTCTCATTTTTTAAATTCTACTCCTGCCATTATTTCTGTTAGACAAGCCACAAGATTAATTTCTTGATCAGCACAAAATGCAGCTTTATATTGATAGTCTGCAATAATTAAAACTAATTGTGGCACTTGAACAACTTGATCTATAAGCGAATCATATATCTTTCTAAACAAAGATGCTGGATCATTGTCTATATTATTTACCACCCAGGATCTCATTCGTTTCCAATCTTTTTCCTTCAACGAGTTGCTTAGTTCAAGAATATTAACCTCACCTATATTAGTTAATATTCCTTCATCTATCAATCCAGAAGAAGAGTATCGCTGCAATTCATTTAGAATTCTTCTATAATCAGGAAAATGTTTTTCAATAACTTTTGCTACTACTTTGAGATCAGATTCAATAGATTCATTTTGTAAAATTTGTTTAATTCTATTGAAAAATTTAGAAGCAATTTTAGGCTTATCTTCCTTCGTAATCTTAAATTCAATTACAGCACATCTCGAATGTAGAGGAGGGATAATTCTATTCTTAAAGTTACAAGTGAAAATGAATCTACAATTTGAAGAAAATTCTTCAATAAATGCCCTTAGAGCAGGCTGAGTAGAATTTGGATTTAGATAATCTGCCTCATCCAAAATTACAACCTTTGTCTTTCCACTAAAAGATACGGTAGAGGCAAATTGCTTGATCTTAGTTCTAAGTACATCAATACCAGATTCTTCTGATCCATTAATTATAATGTAATCAGTTTCTAGTTCTTCACATAATGCCCTAGCTACTGTAGTTTTACCCACACCCGCTGAACCACATAGTAGCATATTTTGAATCTCCCCTTTACTGACCATTTCTTCAAAGATCTTTTTCTGATCAGCAGGGAGAATACAATCACTTAATTTTCTAGGGCGATATTTCTCGACCCACAAAAATTGATCTTCACGATATTCCATAACAACTCCATAATTTATTTTACTTCAGGCAAATCAACTCTAATACGAGGTACTGTTATAAACCCAGTATCTCTAAGTGTACTACCATATTCATCCTTAATATGATGTCTATGCTGAAGTTCTACCTTCCAAATTTTATTTTTTTCTGGATCAAAATATTCCATGACTTGGAACTCATGTTTATGTAAAATCATCACTCGCCCCAGAATTTTTTCTTGTTTAAAAATCCTAACTGTTCTAATAGTAAGACCATATCCCAGGCCTTACCAACGAAGTTATCTTGAAAACTATTCCAATTATCCTGGGAACCAGTTTTACGTTCAGCTAGAATTTTTGCGATATATTCAATGTTTTCCTTCGCTTTCTCGGTCATCTTGTAACTCCTCAATTCTTGACCTAATAACATACATTGCAGTATTAATATGCCCCGTCCCTTCTTCCAGGGGCTTATATCTATTACTTAAAAACTCTAGTTCTTTTTTTAGAACATTGATATATGTTTCATTGTCTATGTTCATACAACTGAATCCGGTTCCATTGCAATAAAATATTCAATTGATTTTGTTTCATGCTTAAAATGAAAGAATTTCTTTTTAGAAATAGTTACAGTATAAGCATCTGGAATAATCTTAAAATTTTCCACAGCAATATGGCATTCAAAATCCTCAATCCCAGGACCCAATTTTTTCTTATAGGTATTTGCAGTATCGTTCTTTTTATCGCCAATCGTAAGAACAACTTGCTGATGCTTACAACTAACTGAAATTGTAGGAGCGGAAGTAATAGCTGCTGCTTTAATAATCATTTGTACATCTTCTGCAGTTAGCTTAAATTGAAAATGATTATCCAATTCAATAGATTTGTCAGGAGCAGCAACAATGACACTTGGATTAGAATAGAAATACTCAAACTTACCACCATCTTTAGAAATAGTCAATGACTTATCTCCAAATTCTACATTTTGATTTTCCATCAAAGTTAATAGGGCAAGTAAAGAGTTTAGATCATAGATAGGAACTTCAACAGGAAAGTCTTCTGATACAGAAGCTTTAGCAAAAATATTTTTTGCTGTACTAATAGTGGAAATACTTTTACCTTTACGAACTAGGATATTTGTATTAATCGAAGCAAAATTTTTCAATACTTGAATTGTTTCATTACTAATTTGCATATTAACCTCACACTGGATGATATTGAATTTCTGAATTCTCGTTAGTTTCTAAGTCGTGTACATACAACATTATTAAAGCATAGTGTAATATCTTTAGTATATCTTTCCTATTCCTTCCTTCTTTTTTCCCATATCTTTGGGCATACTTAATCACATTACTAACAGTATGACCAATACCATGACCATTATCAATAATGAATTCTGTAGTTTGTATTTTTCCCTGAGCATAGTGTTGGCTATATGTAGAGTCGATATAATGTTTTAGTTCTTGTAGTAATTTGAGTTCGTTATAAACATAACGATTATCTTCGGGTAGTTTATCCTCATGATGTATAGTATTAATCATATTTTTTTCCTATAGGTGTTAGAATAATTAGAATCGCTTGCACGTTCCTTAATCATTTTCAATATTTCTGGGTTATCTTTTTGTTCCTTATAAGGAGCATACAAAGCTTTTTGTCTTGGATCAGCTTCTTGTGTTGGTTCGGTTAAATAGTAGATAGCTAAACTTTTTCTATACTCATTCTCCGGACAAGATATTGGTTCAGGCAATCCGTGCCAAGAATTTTGAGTGGTATCAAAGATAACTGCTCTATTAAAGATACAATCAACGTATTTAATTTTATTGCCAGGATTTCCGTTATCATCATCCCACAATTCAAGTCCACCTCCCCAATCGGGATTCCAATTCTTTGTGAGATATATGATTATATTTACTTTACGAAGTAATCCCATTTTAGGATGTATTGAATAATCCTTGTGTACATTAAGTTTACCTCCTCTGGCATGGACGTGACAACCTCCTCCATGTAATCCCATATCACAATATAAAGATTTAATTCCTGTGCCTAGTTTTAATAACTCTATAAATTCTAATGAATTTAAATATGAGAACACCTTATATGTCAATGGCGGGAAAAGATTCCAAAGATTGTGAATCTTTTTTAACTCTAGATTATTATCATATTCAAACCAATCTTTAGAATCAAAACTAAGGAAATCATCACTTAATTTATTTGCAACATCTTCATTAAAGAAATTGTCAATAATTATATGATTAAATGGCTTACTTTCTAAGAATTGTTTAGAAGAATTTTCTAAATTTTTTATAGTTTCATTTGATAAAAAATTGAATGTCATTTAATACTCGTATCTAATAGAATAGTTATTCCTTTCCAAGGTAACTTTCCTTTATATTTTTCTAGCATCTTCATATTACCATTTTGAAAAAATTGTGCCTTAACCGAATCTATTCTGGAACCAACTCTATAATTAACAGAATAACTATAGTTAGTATTATATTCTAAATGGCTATTTACATTGAACAGAGAATGACTAATGATTCGATCAACTTCAGGCAAATCGTCCGGGTGTCTTGCTCTTCTATACCATAACGGTGTTAATTGTAATGCAATTAACTTCGGTAATAGAAAACTATTAACATCTACAAAATGATCATCTAAAACAGATTTCCATCTACCTAAGTTTTCGCAATCATCGTTACAAATAAATTCGCCCGATTGAGACACTATCTTTCTCAAAGAATATGCCCATTTCTCAGTATTTGCATCTATACAATCCACTAAAGATTCTATATGATACGGATCAAACCAATTATCCTCATCTAAATAACTTAAGAATAAACCTTCAGAGAAAAATGTCGACCCTCCATATATTCTATGCCCATTATAGTTATTTGTACCGGTTGGATATGGCAATACAATTAAATTATCTTTATCTTTAATAAATTCAACCTTAGATAAATGTTCTTGCCCATCCACAACTATTAAATGTTGAATATAGGGGTAAGTTTGATCCTTAACTGATTCAATTGCCTGTTTAAGTGTTTTTGCCCCTGTAGTCGCAGTAATGACAGTTACCAGGGGCTTACTTCTTCCTATAACTGTGACCATATTATTCTACACCTAAAACTTCATTGCACTTGTCAAAAAATCGTTGCTGGTTACCTGGATATCTAATTTGAAAACAATGCCAAGACATTTCGCCGAATTCATCGTTACCATAAGTTGTACCAATACCATAATTAGGCATACCTTTAGCTAAAGGCCAAAAAGGTGCTTCCCTTGGTGCAGCATCATATCTTAGAGGCATTATCATTTCAATAGGAATATTTTGTTCCTCAGCTCGATAGGTTAGTTCCTCAGACATATCTCCTCTCGGAGTCTCTCTAAATGATGGACTACCCATTTTTCTATAGATATCCATATTAAAGGCGATTAAACTTGGTGCAACAAATACATGTTCATTATTCATAATATGATTTGAGCGTTGAATATTGCCTATAAGATATCCATCAGAAGATTTTTGTGCAATATAATCTAATGTTTTTTCTGATAGCGGAATACAATCAATATCCAAAACAATAATATTTTCATATCCCAATCTAGAATCAGACTCATTCATTTGAACAAATCTATCTACAGCTTCACCATTATTGTCAACAGTAGGCATAGGACATTGAACACGAAGATGTGGAATTTTTGATACATTATATTTTTCCACAACTTTAGCCTGCATCTCAACTGTAACAGGATGGATGTTTGGCATAAAGAATGATACAATACAAGTTTTTTTCATATAGTTTTTCCTAAATTATTTTTCCAATCTTTAATGTGTTCTATTACATTAATTTTTGGATTCCAACCGGGCACATTTTGTTTAGTACATAATGTATCTCGTAGTTCATAATGTCTATCTTCTATAAATTCATATGGATGAGAAAAAGCCTTAGCTAATTCTATAATCGATATATTATTTCCTGTCCCAAGATGATAGGCGTTTTCATAAGTTGTTAGAGTAGATAATATAACTAGAGCATCTACAGTATCTTCAATAGAAGTAAAATCTCGTTTTCTTAAACCATCACCGACAATGGTTAATGGTTTGTTTTCCAAAACCTTTTGTTTAAATTTTCTAATAACGGTAGTGTGTTCACCAAGGTCTTTTTCTCTCATCGAGCCATATACATTATAGAACTTTACTAAACTGTTTCTTATTTTAAACACTTCTCTATAAAATTCCAATAGATAATCACACATATGTTTAGAAAAAGTGTAAGGATTATTAAATAGATTAGTGAATTCTGTAGTGGAGGATGAGGCAAAAAATAAATGACCAGAATTAGTTTTGCGAATATACTCGCAAAGAGCTACTGTACTATTATAATTATTGAGAAGAGTTTCTTCAGTGTATTCAAAAGACCTTACTATTCTTGCACAATTAGCCATATGATAAATTTTATCATATCTATAATCGAACTTATGACAAAATTCATCAACTTCCATTACAAAAGTAACAGCTTTACTATTTCTATTAGATATCATACCTGTAGAAATATTATCTACTACATGTACTTCGTGATCCAATTCTATAAGTTTATCTACAAGATGACTACCTATAAACCCGAGCCCACCTGTTACAAGTATTTTCATTTTTTCCAAGGAAGTTTACCTCTCAGGTATTGATCCATTCTTTTATTACCCTCAATGAAAAAATCTTTTTGAACTGATCTTTCAGTATTACCTGCTCTATAATTAACAGTATATTGATAAGTACAATCAAAATCAGGCTGATTTCTAATTAGGAAATTGTACATTGCTCTATCAATTTCCATAATACCCGGAGTTCGAAATTTTCTATTCCAAACAGGAGACATGGCTGTCGCTAAATCCCTTGGCAATAGGTAGCAATTAACATCTACAAAATAATCATGTTGAGCAATAATAGTATGC